ATCCCCACCAGCCTCATTGACAAGGTGACGTCAGCAGGTACCAACTGCACCATTACGGTGGTGACGAAGTACGGCAGCTCCACGATAGGCACGAAAACGGTGACCCTGACACTGTATCCGCCGGATGGGTATACACCCACGGTACAGAAGGGGTGGGCCACGGCTACCTACGACAACAGCGGAACAGCGGCGGCGAGTATTGCGGCGGCCATAAAAGGTTTTTCCAAGGCAAAGGTGACCTTCAATAGCGCCAAGGTGACAGGCAATTACGGTGCGACTATCCAGAAGTTCACCGTTACATATGCGGGAACCACGGTGACGGCCAGCAGCGGTGTGGCGCGGACAAAAATCATTTCGGAGTTGAGTGCGTCGCTGATCTGCACGGTGGTGGATTCGCGGGGCAACAGTACATCGGAAACCATCCTGCTGTCATTGAACGACTATGCACCGCCCACTATCACGGGGGCCAGTATCTACCGGTGTGATGGGGAAATGCTGCCGGCGGATGCAGGGGAGCATATCGCCGCTAAGGCTACCGCCAGATGCACGGCGCTGGGCGGAAAGAACAAGGTAACACTGACGGCGGCCTACCGTGCGTTCAGTGCATCGTCCTATTCGGCGGAAAAGGCCATGAGAAGCGGCACGGCGGTCATGGTCACAGGAAATACCGTGGTCAGCAACGCCGTCAGCTATGTGGTGCGCCTGACGGCAAAGGACTCTCTGGGTAAGACCACCACATTCGAGAAGCTGATCCCCACGAGGTCTGTGACCTTCAGCCTGCGGGAAGGCGGCAAGGGCGCGGCCTTTGGCAAGCTGGCAGAGCGCGATGTGTTCGAGTGCCAGTTCCCCGCAGAGTTCAACAATGGCGTTACCATCACCGGGAGTACAAAGATCGTGGACGGTGACGGCACCAGAGAACTGGCGGACTACATCAAAGCAAAGGCGGGGACACCGCTGACGGCGTTGGACATCTACCCCGTTGGCAGCATCTATCTGTCCGTCAACAGCACAGATCCGACAACGCTTTTCGGAGGAACGTGGGTACAGCTGAAAGATCGCTTCCTGCTGGGCGCCGGCAAGACCTATACCGGCGGCAAGACCGGCGGCGCGGCCACAGTGGCGCTGACGGAAGCGCAGATGCCCGCCCATAACCACGGCGGTGTTACCGGATCTGACGGCGAACACAGCCACAGTTTCTCCGGAAACAGGAACAGCGGCAACGGACAGACGGCGGAGGGCAAGGGCACATCAGACAGCTATTATACGCTGTACACCGATGATGCCGGTGAGCATACCCACAGCATCAGCTCCGCCGGTCAGGGACAGGCTCATAATAATATGCCGCCGTATCTGGTGGTGTATATGTGGCGGCGGACAAAGTGATTTTTGGAAGGAGGCCGGGAATATGGCATTTTCCTACACCCCGTATCAGGAGAGCGAGCGTCTGCGGCGTTTGGCCGAAGAAATGGCGAGGCATGATGCGGAAAAGCCCTCCCAGTGGACGGGCGGACAGTACGGACAGCAGCGTGATGACGCGCTTTCCAAACTCCTGAACAGGGAGAAGTTCAGCTACGATGTGAACGGCGATGCACTGTATCAGCAGTATCGGGACAAGTATGTGCAGCAGGGTAAGCAGGCCATGCAGGATACCATGGGACAGGCGGCGGCACTGACCGGCGGCTACGGCTCCACCTACGGACAGGCGGTGGGACAGCAGCAGTATAACGCCTACCTCCAGAAACTGGGAGACGTAGTGCCGGAACTGTATCAGCTGGCCATGAGCCGCTACCAGATGGAGGGTGACGATCTGGAAAAGCAGTACGCCGTGGCAAAAGACCTCTACGATACGGAGTATGGACAGTACCGTGATACCATGCTGGACTGGCAGGGCCAGCGGGACTATCTTTCTGACCGCTATGATAACGAGCGCAGCTATGATTACAGCCGTTGGAGCGACGGGCGTGATTTCGATTACCAGGGCTATCGTGACAGCGTTTCCGATGATCAATGGCAGCAGGAGCAGGAGGAATCCAAGCGCCGGTGGCAGGCTGAGTTCGATGAGGACAAGCGCCAGTTTGATGAAAATATGGCGTGGCAGCAAGCCAAGGCGGCGGCCAGCAGAAGCGGCGGAGGCAGTTCCTCCGGCAGATCCGGCAGCGGCTCCAGCGGCGGTACATCTCGAGCCGGTTCCAGCGGCAATCTGGTAAGCGTGCCCGGGTACGGCGAGATCAGTTATGATGACGCCGAGACGCTGGAAAGGCAGGGATACATCAAACTGCAGGGCGTGGATAAGAAGGGAAAGCCTATTTACGCCAAGACGGGTAAGAAGAATTACACGAATCCCATTATGATGAGCAGATAAGGAGGGAAACACCATGCCGAGACCCACAGGTAGCACCGCCAAGGAACGTATTCTGGCCCGTGCCAAAGCTATGGGCGGTGCCACGGAGGACAGCCGCAGTGACGATCATATCGAAACGACGGCCAGAGAACGCATCATGTCCCGTGCCCGCCGTATGGGCGAGGTCAGCCGCGCTGAAGAACTGGCCAGAGAGATGGCACAGGAGGAGCAGCGCCGCAGTCAGGAAGAAAAAACGGCGCGGGAGGGACGCACCTCTCGCGGGCGCGTGGCGGACATCGCTGCCTTCGGCGCCGGGAATTACGGCGCGGACAAGCGTATTTTCGGCGAGGGGTACGATGTGGGTGAGGGTTTGATGACCGGTGCAGGAGTGGGCCTGACGCAAATCGCCAAGGCCGGCAGCTCCGCCGGCGCATGGCTGGAAAACCTGCTGGGCGACTTTGCCAGAGAGGGTACCAATGGGTACTGGAATCCGGATACCAGTAAGTGGCTTTTCAACCGCTGGAACAAGTCCATTGATGAGGAGGCTGAGGGTGTTCGCCAGCGTCATGCCGAAAACACCGCAAAGGGCGGCAAGGCGGCGCAGACGCTGGAGGATCTGGCGGCGGCTACCGTGGCCGCGCTTCCGCAGGCTGGCGCAGCACTACTCACTGGCGGCGCCAGCACTGTTTCCACGGCGGAGCAGCTGGCCGCACGGGCGGCGGCATCGCAGGGACTGACGGGCACCATCTCCCGCGCCATGCAGACCATGGCCAAAGACCCTAACTTCCGGCTTTCTTTCGCACAGGTGGCAGGCCCGGGCTACGAACAGGCCAAGGCGGATGGCGCGGACGATCTGCGTGCGTCTCTGTACGCCGTGGGAAATGGATTGCTGAATGCCGCCGTGGAGGTGGGCGGCGGTATTCAGACGCTGCCCAATGAATTGGCAGGCGGCACCTCCGCGTGGAAAGCGTGGGTGGACTCCATGCTGGACGAAGGAAAAGAAGAAGTGGTGCAGGGCGTCATTGAGCGGGCCATGCAGAACACCATGTACGGAAAGGACAATCCGCTGGTGGGCGTGGGAAACGGTGCGGTGATAGACCCCGCCGCCGCAGCGGAGGAGTTTGCCGGCGGCGCCGTGGTGGGCGGCATCCTGTCCGGTGGTCAGATCGGCGTACAGCACGCCATGTCCCGTGTCTATG